GTGCCAAAGGGGAATTACACCATGTCCCAGCAAGTGGTTGTAAGGGCTGGTGGAAAGCTCGTCATCGAGGCTGGATCAGTGATCAAGGTTGCTGGACTCGGTTTGCCGATCCAAGTCTATGGAGTGCTCCAGGTAAATGGGACCGCTGCCGAGCCGGTGACGATGGGTCCAGATGCATCGGGGATCTGTGGCACCATCCAGACCTATGGATCCGCTGGAGCTAGATCAGCGATCCAGGCTAGCTACTTCGATCTGACCACGACGCGAAACAGCAACTCTTTGTTTCTGAGTTTCTGCGATTTCGAGCTAGTTGGCTGCAAGATCACCAACAAGAGCACCACCGCCTCGCGCGTTTGCTTGGCTTTGGCTAATACCTCGAAAGGCATTGTATCTAGCTCGTTTATCGATGGCTGTAACGACCAGCTAGCGACTCGGTCAACGGGTGTTTCGCTGGCTAGTGGAGCCACCGCTATCGATTTGCTAGAAACCATCATCGCGAATACGACCGACCCGATGAAGATCTCCAAGCAGTTCGTATTGGTCTCTGGATCGATCGAGTAGTCTTCTGGATGTGTTGCGCCAGGGCCGGAGCTTGATCAGTGGGGGCATTGATCCAGCAAGCGGGTAGCCACTCCCGCCCGGTCCTTTTTTGTTTTCTACCTGGAGACCTAGAGTGATTGCGATCAAAGAAAAAAAGATTGTTGGCCTGACTCGATGCCGATGCTGTGGCCTGAAAAAACCTACCGCCGAGATTAAGCAGCGGAAGTGCCAGGACTGTCAGGAAGTGGATCGCCGATCTGACGGGATGCTGGCCTGTAAAAAGTGCTCGACCCGAGCCCCATCGAATCAGATCGTTTCGGGCCGGTGCCCTCGATGCCAGCCGCGATCGGCTAGAGGGTTCTCCAAATGCTGTATTTGCAGAAACGAGGTTGAGACCTGGCGGATTGTCTCTCGTCGGTGCCCGGCCTGTCAGCCGACTTCGGCCTGGCCGACTTGCAACGGGTGCCAGCGCAAGCTCAAGCCGCGAAAGGATGGGTCTGCTTCGGAGTGCCATCACTGCCAGGACTCACAGCGAAAGCGGACCTGCTCATGCGGTGCGAAGTTTCCCAGGTGCGAGAATGGCAAGTATCCGAGCAAGTGTCCAGAATGTCGGAAAGCGGCACCGCCGAAGATCGTTTACTACAAAAACGTCAAACCGTACCGATGTAAGGGGTGTGGCTGGACGGTGGAAAAGTCTCCTTGCGTGATCTGTGATTGCGAGAAAGCGAAGGCCGAGCGTGGCGCAAGTCAGAATCAGTGAGAAGAACAAGCGACGACTGGAGAGCCTAGCCAAGCGGTTGGTTGGTGCTCCAGGGATCGAGACCGCAAAACATGCTGGGGCTGAGTACGTCCCGGCCGATCAGGTTGTTACTCGTGCGCTCGCAGCTCTTGAAGCTGAGCTGGAGCGAAAGGAAGCCAAAAAGTGAAGATCCGAAATCTAGTCAGTCAGTTGGTGTTGGCCGGTACCGTTGGTAAGAAGCCTACCCGGCACAAGCCAGGAGCAGACCAGCCGGTCCGAGTTAGCCGACCGCTCAAGGAGCGAAAACGAGAGCTAGCCAGAATCCTCAGAGAGAAGAAGGCTGGCTTGCGATGAGCGAAATCGATCTAGAAGCCGAACGTCTGGTGTTTGAGAAATGCTTCGCTAATGTCGCAAGCTCCAATAATGATTTTCATGCCGAGTGCCAAAATCGCCGTGACGCATTAAGGGAGATCTGCTGGATGCTGTGGATCGAGTCGGCTGGCCGCTTGCGTCGGTATATGCTTAAAGCTAGTCAATCGGAAGAGTACCGGAAGGAAGCCCAGCGAGAATGGATGAAAAAGCTCGAGTTCAAAGAGGACCTTGAGCTACTGAACGAAGCAGTACAGAACGCCGGATTTGACGTGTCACCATGCACCAGTTGTGGATGTCCGGTGATTTGCATCCCTGATGGCCTGGCGCTCTGCCGGGATTGTGCGGAGAAGGATGGTGGGTGATGGGTTATTGCTGTCTGCTCGTGTATCATTTACAAATAATACATGAGCAAAACAGATTCAAAAAAATTGTGTCGAACCTGCAATTCTTTTCTGCCGGATAGCTCTTTTTACAAGGCTCATCAGAGTTGCTGTAAAGAGTGCTACAAGGCAAAAGAGAAAGCTAATCGGCATGGCCTTGACGCGATGCCAGAAAGAGCTTGCAGTAAATGCAGTATCGTTAAACCCAGCGATCAGTACTACTCAGGGAGTCGCTACTGCAAAGATTGCCAAAACAAAAACACCAACGCAAACAGAGCTAGAAGAGCAGCGGAGAGGAAGTCAGGGGCTCATTGCAAATGTTCGCAGTGCAAAGTTGTCAAACCCCCAGAGGCATTCGGAAACGGCGGAAACACATACTGCCTTGAGTGTGACTCGGAAGTCAAAGCAGCGATAACTTACAAAATATCCCGAGCGCAGGTTAGAGAACTTCGCTCGAAGCCAAAATGCGAGATCTGCAAAAAAGAATTCCAGTTGGCCAAGGACAGGAATATAGATCACTGCCACGAGTCTGGAAAAATACGTGGAGTGCTTTGCTACCGATGCAACACTGGCATCGGTCTCTTTGGGGACGATACCGGAATTTTAATGTCAGCTATTCGATACCTGAGCGACTCGATAGCCAAACCGTAACCGCCGCTGAATAAGAACAATTTATGACGCCATAAGAAATAATTAAACTATAGCGCGTCTATGGTGTCTCGGCGTGGTGGCAGAAGCACCGGAGCCAGGAAGTACCTAACACCCCCCACCCCAGGGGGGGCTGCTCTTGTCTCACTCTGAGATAGCTACCAAGGCCTCTAGCGTTGCGTTTAACGCGATGCGAAGCTCGTCTGCTCGCTTGGTCAGTTCTGCGTGCAAGTCTTCGCTATCGCATTGTAGAGCCCCTTGGCTGGGCTGTATCTCGATCAGTAACAATCCATCCTTGACACACTCCCCCCGCTCTAGGTGGATCACTTCGATCTGGTAGTCGTCCTGGTAGACCCCTGCCTGCTGCATTGCATCGAGGGGGGCTTTTAAAAGATTATCCAGGTCTCTTCGTCGCCGGTCTGGTGGGTGTGCTGTGATCGAGAGGGAGAGAGGGGCATCGCCAAAAGAGATCCGCTGCTCTTGGCATATCGCCGCTACTGCCTCACGGTATCGCCTCCCCTCCTTGCTGATCAGGGTCCTGGCCCCGACTCGTCGCCAGTAGTGGTTGATCGATGGTGGGTACGGCAGCTCGATTCGCATGGGTCGGTCCTCCAGGTGGTTGGCTCGGTCTCTCGTTGCACTGTCCGCCAAAGCTGTTGACCTGTCAACGCCCAAAACAGATTCACCCCCGAGGAGCCTCGCGTATAAAGATACCCCCCTAAAACCACACACACACAGGAAAAAGGTATTGAGGGTGAATCTGTATATAAGTAAGTAGTAGTAGTAGTAGTTTAGTAGTCTTTTTATTGGTATTCGCGAGAAAAACAGATTCGCAAAACAGATTCACCACAGGTTCACCTTCACCACCCCACCTCAGGGGGGTAGGTGGTGAAGTTCCCTTGCTTGTTGGGTCGGACCCACCCCCCCCCTGGAGCACCCTCGGTGAAGCTGCTTCGGTCCACTGACCTAGTCCACTGAGGGGCAGAAACAATTTTCTAAAATTTTTAATCTTTGAGCTTGTCCCGGTCGAAACAATGTTTATAATCTTTGCATGACAGCCGCCGATGGTTGTCGCAGATGACACACTCAGACACGAGGACACGACAGATGAAAATTAGCGGTAACGGCAAGCGGGTTATGTTGACTGTCAACGGCATTCGATGCGGTGTTAAAGTTTGTGCCGGTCCTTGGGTTCCAGGTGTCGACCCAAACCTAGTCAAGATTACATGCAAGAAATACAGCTTCCCGCAAGAAGTGATTGACGCTCTTTCGGTTGAAAACAATACCGACTCGATGACTGACTATTTCGAGCGTGACAGCGTCCGGTTGATGCCAGGACATCCTCTTTACGAAATGGCCAAAGCCGCAGCAGCGTAATCGTGACCCGCTCTGAATCACGAGTAGCCCACCTGATGCTGATGCGTCAGGGCTGGCGCTCCAGGATCATCGGCTGGGCCGGTGATCTCACCAAGGAAGTGTCGATCGAGATCTCGGTCGGCAGGACAAAAATCAACCTGGAGACTTTCGCGGATGTGCGGAAGTTCCTCGATAACAACCAACCTGATGGAGACACGAAATGATTCATAGAGCTTTTGCTAGAGCAGGATGGATAGCCGAACTGCGTGATTACTGGCCAGATTTTGCGATCGCTTACCCCAGGATGGCCGAAGCGTTGATCAGAGACGGTACTGCGTTGGTTACCTGCGAGGAGCTTTACGGGGCTAAGAATATGGGTGTTTACTTGCTATCTGAATGGATGGTCGAAAGCGACATTGACAGCGCGACGTTGGAGCAGCTAAACCACCAGCTAGAAAGCTGGAATAAACAAGCTGGTTTTGCTAGTCTTGACCTTGCGAAGAAAGCTGTTCGCGATTTGTTTGTGGAACAGGACAAGTACGTGGAAAGCAGAAGGAAGGCACGCCAAATGGAAAAGAAAGTACCCCGCGAGATTGTAGTTTTCCCAAATTACAGTTTCAGGATCTGGACCGGTATGGTTAAGGATGCCATGGGCCAGCAGATCGCCTTAGAGACCCTGGATTCAGTTGGCCTGTCATCTACCCGCGACGATGTGGAGCAAGCCACCGTAGCCCTGGCAGGTCGGCATGGCATCACCATCGATTCTGGATACCTGCACTGGGACAGCAACGAGCACACCGCGATCTGGCTAGCAGGTGATGATGAATCCCCGCATGGCTGGGTCTGCTGCCAAAGGGGAACCACCGACAGCCTGGAGGATGCCAAGCTCGGACCGATCCGACTGGAGCGCTCGGACGCCGAGCTGGACCGCGAAGTCTTCGGGTTCACCGAGATCAAATTCGCCTACGATGGCTGGCTCTACGAGACAGATGTGCTGGAGGATGAATCCGATGGCGATTAAGAAAACAACCACCCTGAGGCCATACCGCTGGGAAGACCGAGACGCGATCTGGGGGAAAACATACCAGTCGCGATCCGGTCGAGTGATGCGTATGGTTTCGCGGGTGACATGCGTGCGTGGTGTTTTTTTCGTGGATGGGATCAAGGCGGATAAACTTCTCGAGAAGTACATCTGGCTCGATGGATCCCCCTGTGGAATCGAAATTAAGGGTTTTAGCAATGGTGAAGTCAAAGGAGCCCAAGGGGCCGATGGAAGTGATCAACATGGGGACATCTCAGCCAGTGGACTGGGTGGATCTGTTCCGCAGCTCGGCCAGTCTGGAGGGTCTGACGTTCTCTGAGTGGGTCGCTCTAGCCTGTCTGGATCGCGCTGCCTGGATGAGCGGTAAGACCGCCGGGGAGCTTGCCTCCGGTCTGTCGATCCGTGCAACTCGCGGAAGGCCACGAAAGGAGGCTGAGCCATGCTGATGGAGTTTATCTACGCTTTGGCTTTCGGACTCGTTGTCTGTTGCCTGGTAGAGTTTGCTGGCTGGTTTTTAGGTGAAGTGCTTTCGGCACCCGAGGAGGAATGATGATCTGGATTGCTTGCGGTGTTATTTTGCTCGCGGTCGGCATGGCTGCAATCGGCCTGCTAGCTCTGTTGATGGCTGGGATTTCGCACTGCGACGAGGAGGATCGATCGTGAGCATCACAAACTGGACCAAGCCAGGCTGCCGAGCCTTGGGTCTCGATGAGCCGATCCAGCAAGGCGACTACGTGGCCGAGTGCTGGGGTGAGGATCGATCAACTGGGACTCCAGGTAATTGGAATCCTGCGAACGGGACAATCGGTCAGACTCCCCGCGATGCCCATGTTTTCGCATGTCGGCCAATCACCATCACCGAATCTGATTGACACGATACCGCGATCTGCTAGCCTAGCTCCTTGTGGGCTGTGGCTGGCTGGTCGGAATCGTGTCTCCTGACTGCTAGCCAACAGCCTTTTTTTACGCCCATACCCAACCAAGGAGACACAACCAATGGTCCAATTACCATGGACACAGAAGACACCCGCGACACAGATCGTCGAGTGCACCGCCGCTGATTATCACGCTGGTCGGTCGCACTACATGACATCGCACATGCTGGACACCTTCCGGCATAGCCCGCGACTCTGCCAACAGAAGATGAACGGCTTAATCAAAGAGCAGACCAAGTCTTATTACGAGGTAGGCACTGCTGCTCACCTGTTCATCCTGGAGGGCCCCGCCGCTTTCCACGAGCGTTACACGGTCGCGAATGGTCCAGTCAATCCGAAGACCGGCAACTGCTACGGTCGCGATACGAAGAAGTTCGAGGAGTGGATCGCCGAAGTCGAGGCATCTGGAATGAAGATCGTCTCGGACGAGGAATTCCAAGACATCCAAGCCATGGCCGACAGCATCGAGGAGAGCAATGCTGCCGAGCTGCTTCATTATGGCCGACCGGAAGTCACCATCCGTGGATCGCTCAAAGGTGTCCCATGCCAGAGCCGCTTGGACTTCCTGGATCTCGACCGAGTCCGAATTGTGGATCTCAAGACCACCGAGAGCCTTGAGCGATTCGACCGCGACTTTTTCAAATTTAAGTACGACAAGCAGCTCGCGTTCTATCGTGCGATGGTCGCCGGGTTGGCACTCAGCGACCGAGTCCCAGAGGTGTATGTGATCGCCGTGGAGAAGTCCCCACCGTACCGAGTCCACTCATGGCAAGTCACCGAGGCTACCTTGAGCGCAGCCGATGAAGTTAACAAGCTGCTGCTCGACCAGTACCGCCAGGTCTCGAAGACTGTCGGCAACACCATGAAATGGCCTATCTCGATCGAGTACGGCCGTACTTTTGGCCAGATCTAGTTTACCTGTTTGTTTGTTTGTTTTTCACCTATTTGGAGACACGAAAAGATGGCTTTGAATTTGACGACCACGCGAGTCATTAAACCGCGACGGACCTTTCTGTATGGGCCGGGAGGGATCGGAAAGACCAGCTTCGCCGCTGCCGCGCCTGACTGTGTGATCATTCCGACCGAAGAGGGTGCGAACGATGTTGAAGTGGCAAAGTTTCCCATCTGCCAGAGCTTTGTCGATGTACTGAATTGCATTGGCCAACTTTATACCGAGGAGCACAGCTTCAAGGCTGTCTGCTTGGATAGCGTTGACTGGGCCGAAAAGCTGGCATGGGTACAGATCGCTCGCGAGAATCACGTAGAGCAGATCGGAGACATCAAATATGGTCGTGGCTATGGTTTCGCCGCGAATCTGTTTCGCCAGGTGCTCCAGGGGTTGGATGCCCTGCGAGACCATCGGGGTATGTCGGTCTTCCTGTTGGCCCACGCGAAAACAGAGAAGTTCGAGGACCCAGAGCATACCAGCTATGACCGCTACGAACCCAAGCTCCACGACCACGTGACCAACCTGATTGTGGAATGGGCTGATGAAGTATTCTTCGCCAATTTCAAATCGATCGTGAAGGAGGAGGACGCCGGATTCAATCGCACGATTGGCAAGGCTAAGTCCACCGGCCAGCGAATCTTGAGGACCACTGCGAAGCCAGCAGCAGTCGCCAAGAATCGGCTGAACATGCCTGATGAGATCCCGTTCTCGTATATCGAATACGCGAAGTTTCTACCGTCTTAGATTGTGTTTGTTTGTTAGATGTTTGTTAGTTTCTTAGATAAGGTTTTTACAAGATGGCTTTGATCAATTTTAACGCGAATGACCACCAGGACGCTGGACCTGGACCGCTACCAGCTGGTGACTATATGGTTTACGTCGCGGCTAGCGAGATGCGAATCAATCAGGACAACGGAAACCAGTCGCTGAGCTTAACTCTGGATGTGATGCAGCCAGAGACCATGCAAGGGCGGAAGGTGTTCTCCAATTACACGATGAGCAGCCACAACGAGGAAGCGGTGCGAATTGGAATGCAGCAGCTAGCTCAGGTCTGCCGCGCCGTTGGCGTGATGAGCCCGAGCGACTCGGCCGAGCTGCATGATATTCCATTCTTCGTTCGGCTGATCGCGAAGCAGCTCGACTCGGGGAAGGTGGTCAACAACGTCCAAACATGCTGGAGCACCGCTTCGGCAGCTCCACCGCTCGCGAAGCCCAAGGGGCAGCCACCGAAACCAGCTGGCCAGCAGTACGCTCAGGCACCTGCCCAGGCATGGCAACAGCCACAGCAGCAGCAGCCTCAGTACGCTCCACCTGTCCAACAGGTACCACAGCAGCAGCACATGGACCTACAAACACAGTACCGAACGCAGCCACCGGCCCAGCAGTATCAGCCTCAGCCGATGCAGCAACAGCCAATGAGCCCACCTGCTGGAGCTCCACCGTGGGCACAGCCGAGACCGGTACAGCAGCCGCAACAGCAGCCTCCCTACGATCCGAGCATGGATCCGCCATTCTAGGCATCGGCCAGACCGCTTGAGAATCAGCCGTAGCAGGTCGCCGTTGGCCTGCTAGGCATCCGAGACAAACCACACTGGAGACACAAAAGTGAGTGCAAAACAGAGACTGCAAAGGCTGCGAAGCCTTCGAGAAATAGCCGCGAATCTGCATCGATCGATTCTTGACGAATGCGACATGGCCCAAGCCGAGGTAGCCGCGATCGATAGGACTGTAGCCGACAGCGATAAACGCTGTGAGGCCTTGGAGCAGATGGTGACTTGGGACGGAGATCAGCCCGATTTTTGGTCGCTTGATGGGAAGATCTGGAAACGCGCGACCGCTGCCCATGTCGGCAAGATGGTGCGGGTCAACAACAGGCCATCATGCAAGCCGACCGAATCACCAGAGGCCAAGCTCATCGGGATCGCGCATGGATGGATATGCTGCGAGGGGTCCAAGGGGCAGATAGTCGAGTGGAAATACGCCTGGATCGAGTCAAACTCGACTGAGGAGACTGAGCAGCCAGAGGACGAGACCAAGGGCTACATCAGCATCCAGGTGGGATCATTCTACCCTGGAGAGCCATCGGTGCCAGTTGTTAAGCAATCCTTAACAACTGAGGGCTGAACCATGGAACCGCGATGGTATCAATCAGAATCGGTTTCTGCTTGCTGGGACTTCATCCGCGCCCAGCCTGGCAATCCCTGCATTGTCCTCCCCACTGGGGCTGGTAAGTCGCTTGTGATTGCCATGCTTGCGCGTGATGTGGTTGCTTGGGGTGGTCGGTGTCTCGTCCTAGCTCACCGCAAGGAGCTGCTAGAACAGAACGCCGAGAAAATCGCCTCGTGCCTTCCAGGTCTCGACATCGGAGTCTGGTCGGCAGGGCTGCGACGAAAGGAGCATGGACATTCGATCGTGGTCGCTGGTGTCCAGTCCTGCTTTCGGCAAGCCGCTGCCTACATGATCGGCCATCGCGATATTGTGATCGTTGACGAAGCTCACCTGATCCCGCTATCAGGTGAGGGTATGTATAGGCAGCTACTGGATCACCTACTAGCGATCAATCCGAACTTGCGAATCGTCGGACTGACCGCGACTCCATACCGGCTGGATCATGGGGTTGTGTGTGGTCCGAAGAATCTGCTTACAGATGTTTGCTACGAAGTACCATTGCTCAAGTTGATCGAGGAAGGCTACCTGTGCCCCCTGACCAGCAAGCAGACAGCCCACGCCATCAATACTGATGGAGTGGCCACCAAGGGTGGTGAATTCGTACAGGGTGCCTTGGATCGCTCAGCAGCTCAAGAGGATGTGGTCCGAGCCGCTACGCTGGAGCTGCTTGGCTGGACGATCGATCGCCACTCGGTGTTGCTGTTCGCCTGTGGTCGAAAACATGCCGCGATGTTGCGTGATTGCATCGGCCAGCAAGTACCATCAGAGCAGATCGGATACGTCGATGGAGAGACACCCTCTGGAGAACGAGACGATACGCTCGCGAAGTTCAAAGCGGGTGCGATCCGCTACCTGGTGAATATCGATGTTTTGACCACTGGATTTGATGCGCCGAATGTGGACTGCGTGGCATTGTTTCGTCCGACTCTTTCGCCTGGTCTGCTGTATCAGATGGTGGGGCGTGGTTTCAGACTTCACCCCAGCAAGCAGAATTGCTTGGTCCTTGACTTCGCGGGAAACATCCGCCGACATGGGCCGATCGATCAACTCAAAGCACCGGACCGCAAAGGACCCAGGGAGGGTGCTCCAGGGGAAGCACCGAGCAAGGCTTGCCCAGAGTGCAAAGAGCTACTGAGCTTGCAAGCTCGCGAGTGCCCAGCTTGTGGTTTCGAGTTTCCCGAACCGGAAGCCAGGCACGAGGCCCAAGCTAGCCAGCTGCCAGTCCTGTCGAGTGGAATCAAGGAGCCGATCACCGAGTGGGTGGATGTGGTTAAGGAGCCTGTCTACTTGGTCTACAAGTCCGAGAAGAAGGAGCACCGATCCTTTCGAGCTATCTACCGCCTCAAGGGGACTCAGTCCGTCTCGGAGTACGTCTGCTTGGATCACCCGCCAGGTTCGTTTGCAAGGAAGAAAGCCGAGGCATGGTGGGCAGAACGCTCGAGCGTACCGTGTCCGAATAGCTGCTGGGAAGCCTACCACCTGCTCAAGAAAGTCCCCAAGGCTCTGGCTGCACCGCTCAAAATGCATCTCAAGTGGATACCTGGTCGCAAGTGGCCAGAGATCCTAGCCGTAGAGATCGGCGAAATAGTGGACTGCTCGAACGAGGAAGCAGTCGTCGAGGCCAGAGAGCTAGCAGAGATCCAACTCACCCTATTTAAGAACTAGAGCAAGATGCTTGTCCCTGAATCAATGAAGAACTGTCGGCAGTGGGTCGCTTGGAGACTCGAAGAACGCGACGGTAAAGGCTCCAAGATCCCGTATCAGATCAATGG